CACAGTGGTAAAGCACTCAATGCTTATGCAGGCAACGATGCCCCGCCGTATCAGTCCGGACAGTTCGAGAGCCGGAATCGTCACATCTCCAAACGTGGCAACCCGGCTCTCAGAAAAGCTTGTTTTGAGGTTATGCAGGCTCTCAAACTGACAAAACCTCAGGATGATCCTGTTTACCTTTTTCTGCTCAAAAAGGAACAGGAAGGGAAACCCTACAACGTAGCCAAGATGGCTGCCGTTAATAAGTTCCTGCGGATCTACTACGCTCGTGCGATGGAGCTATACAAGTAAATCCGTCTGCTTTCATTATAGCCGTTTTTAATTGGCCGGCAATAGCAGGTCTTGTTAAGGTTGCTCTTTTTTCTGCTCTATGGTGCTCATTTTCTTCAAAAAACCACTTGACAAACATTAGCAAGATTTGTCAGCTAATATTATTACAGACAGAAAAATGCTTTTGTAATGCTCACCCATAGGGATCACACCCATTCAAAACAATCCTTACCCGCTCCAAGTTCAAAGTGGTATTTCACAAGACCTGTATCCACACCGGTAAAGATGCCGTTATCGCAGGAGATAGATACCTTATTTCCTTTACCTTTGATGGTGAATGCCTGTTTTGCCAGTGCGGTAGGTGCCAAGAGTGCTGCTTCAATGCCGTTCTTAAACCACTGTGGTGCTTCTCCGTCGTATGAACTGACCTGTTCTGCTGTCTTTGTCTTATGTGGAACACCTTGTGTCTGACCATAACCAACAGCGATGATTCCTACGGGCTTTGCACCTTCGATTTTTTCCTGTGCTCCTTTTCGGTTATAGGTACCGCCGACCCACCATGTATTCAGTCCCAGCGTCTGCGTGTAGAGCATCAGATCAGCACCGCAGTAACCGCATAGTTCATCCGCGCCATCAGGCCCGGCCATAATAAAGAAGTTGTTGACTCCTTTTGCAAGGATCAGCTTTATCACGCCGGGAACAGCACTGCCGTCGTTGGTCATCAATCTGATGGACAGACCATACTGCTCATTGTTTTCACGAACCCGATCATTCAGTTTTTCTACAATATCCTCCGGGATCGGCTGATCTGTGTATTTGCGCACCATGTGCCGTTCCTTCATCGCTTGCTTCATGTCCATGTTATTTTCCTCCTCGCATCTTAGTGCCTGTTTATAAGAGAAATGATCATCCCTATAAATTCCGATTTGTCAGTTCGTTTCCTTCTTCACATACGTGATCTGAATATCGTACCCAAGTTTGTCGAGCATCTCCACGAAGGTCTTGTTCACGATGCCGTCCTGCTTGTTTATTAGCCTGCTGATGTACGGCGCGGAAGTGCCTACCATCTCCGCAAGCTGCGCCTGGGTGACACGCTCTTCCAGGCATTTTACTTTCACATCTATCTCAAAATCGTTCTTAACCATAACGCACCCCGCTTCCGTTGAAATCCAATTGTACTAACAGGATAATTCATTATACCACAAGTTTATGAATTTTTCAATACATACAGCAAAAAAAGGCACCCGGACAGTTCCGAGCGCCTTATTCGTGTGTTTTCTCATGCATCGACATCTATTGCCAAGCCGGACTTGAACTCAACCGTGATCCTGTCATCGTGGATGGTGACCTTTCCGATCATACTGCGGACGAGCGCTTCGCTGTATTCCGCCTCGCCTGTCTGTTCCTCGATAAAGGCAATCATTGCCTTGATTCTGTCGATCTCGTCCTTCCGCACCGCAGCCTGCGTGAGAACGTCCTGCCGCCTTTCACGGAGGGACACGATTCTCTCGCCGATTTCCTGGACCCGTGTCTCATCCTTGCCGGCATCGAGGAGATCCATCTGGCTCTTGCGTATCATGTTGTCGATGACCTCGATCTCCTCATCGACGTCGCAGCCGACAACGCTCTCGATGTTCTCCTTCAGAACCGGGATGATATCGTCCCTGTTATAGGGTCGGTATATTTCTGTGTGGATTTTTTCGTATAGAAATCCGTGAAGATTAGCGTCCCGCGATCTCCTTTGTGGCCTTTGTGGTAAGGATCAGTTCGTAATCCGTACCGCCGATGCTGATGACGGCGCTTCTCTCGTTATCCATGACGCGCCCTCCTTAGTTCGTCAGGCCGTTGTCGTGGAGATCGACGGGAAGCGGCGAAAGATTCAGATCCCCGGCGGGTTCATAGACCTCCTCATACCAACCGTCGATAACGGACTGGTCGACGCCCTCCGTACCCTCGGTGACCTCCGCCTTCCAGGGGTGCTTGCCCTCGAAGTCAGGCCTGTTGCGGCGCATGATCGTGCCTTCAATGGTTGGCGTGGAGAACGTGATGCTGTCGCCCTTCGTGGCGAGATTGGTCGCCGGGATGCCGAACTTCACGCGGTAGAGCCAGTAGTAGCGGTATTTGCCGTTGGACTTCTTCGCACGGAAGCCGACCGCCACGGGTTCGCCGCCGTCCTCGGACGAGGAGATCACCACGCCGTTGGCGTCGATGGTCGTGCCGGTGAGATCGCCCGCCGTCTCCGCGCCGATGTCGTCAACGCCGAGGGAAAGCGTGCCGGACTTGAATTCCTTCACGACCTCCGCCGCGCCGTCATCCGCGTAGAGAACGGCTTCGTTCAGTTCGACCGTCAGATCGGCGGTCATTGCCTTTGCCAGCACCTTGGGAGTGCCGTATGTCTCCTCACCGCGTTCGTCCTCGGTGATCGGAGCGTAGAAAAGTTTGTCAAGACCGATAGTTGCCATTGGTCATTCCTCCGTTTCATAGTATTGGGCCGCGTCCACCGTGTAGTGGTGGTAGCCCGTATCGGTTTCATATCCGTTGTACATCCTGCCCGTGACCGTGAAGCCGTTCTGCAGGAGCAGACGGACGAGCCTGTTCTTCAGCGCCGTGTAGCTGCCCTTTACATAGAGCGAAAGACGCGCCTCCTGGACGTCCACACCCGGCGCGTTGTCGGCGTGAAGGTCGAATGTATCGGAGAGCGGTGTTATAACGATATACGCGTCCGGCGCTTCATCGGAGAAGACGCCCGTTTCCACGGGGATCTCCAGTCCGGCGCAGAGCGCGTTCAGATCTTCAAGTATGCTCATATGCCAGCCTCCTCTTCGAGTTTCCGTTTCATGGCTTCGATCGCGGCGGCTTTCGACGCCGTTTTCGCGGGCTTCAGAAACGGTTTCGCCGGCTGACCGTGCCTGCCGTATTCGAGGATGTTGGCAATTTTAGCGTTGCTGTCGCCGTCGCGACGGGGTTCGGCGAAACCGATCTTGACGTTGTGGTTGCCGTCCCTGTCGAGCTTCACGCCGGACGTGCCGAGCGAGGAAAGAAGCTGACCCGTGGAGCGGGATTCCTCCTTCGTGCCTCTGCCGATTACGCCTGCGAGGTTGGAGCGCACCTTCGCTTCAACGACCTCCGCACCGGCGTTCAGCACGCGTTCCGCCATTCCGTCCTCGTCCTTCGTGAGACGGGACAGCTTTTCCAGAAACTCATCGGGCATTTTGATGTCAGCCTTTGCCATTCGACGGCACCACCTTTCTCGCGAGGACTTCGGTATACATGCCGCGCCCCTTCACATCCTCGACGGAGATAATGTTGAAACGCTCTCCGTCGCAGAGAATGAAATGCTCCGTGGTGACCTTTAAGTCCGGCAGCGTGCGGAAGCGGAAAAGGTCGGTGGCGTCAGAGAACGCGGCGAGGTTTGCCCACCGCATCGAACCGTGCCGCCCCTCCCGGTATACGCGTATGAAAGCGAGGACCGTCTCCCGTTCGGAGGAGAAGCCCTCGCTGTCCTTTACGTGCCGGATCTCCGTGATCTCTGCGAAGCCGTTCATTTTTCCGAAACTCATACCTGCCACCTCCGGTCGAGACGGAGAAGCAGGTTCACCGTATGCCACACCTGCTGCGCCGCCTGTGGATTGTCGGCAAAGAAACCGCCCGTGGAGCCGTCCCTTGACTCGTAGAAGTGCGAGGCAAGCATGATGACAGCCTGTTCCGTTGTCGGCGGCATTGGGGCGTCGGCATAAGTTCCTTCAGGGATGTGCTGATAGCTCTCCGCATAGGAAACGGCCGCGGTGATGTAGCTTCGCAGCAGATCATCGTCGGCCGTATGGTCCAGAATGAGGTTCGCCTTGACTTTCTGAAGCAGTTCTTCCATCACCGCAGCCTCCTTTCACGGATCAGTCTTCAGCTACCTTGAGCAGCTTGATGGCTTCGGGCAGGACGAGCTTGCCGTCGACGCGCTCTTTGGCGACAAAGCCGATCATACCGTTGCCGGCGAACAGTTCCTTCAGCTCGGCGAAGGAGCGGGTGCCGCGGTCGCCGATGTTGTAGTAGCTGAAATCGCCGAACGCGACGCAGGCCTTACCGGGCTGGGGTACCGGGAAGTACGGAGAAGTGTAGATGCCGTAGCCGAGGAAGCGGTCAGGCTCACCCTCCTTGAGGGACGGCTGCCAGAGATACTGGCCGGTGAGATCCTTCAGCGTGCGCAGGTACGCGAGGCACTTGTCGTTGGTGAGGAATACGGCGTTCTTGCGGTAGGGGCGCTTGAGGGAATAAACGAGGCTGATGACCTCATCGGCGGTAGGCTGAGCGGTCTCGGAAGTCACGCCGATCTCCGCGCCGCCCGTTTCGGCAAGGATGCCGAGAGGCTGACCCACGCCCGTGCCGTTGATGAAGGCGTCCTCTTCTGCGTTGGCGAGAGCCTTTGTGAAGGCTTCAAGGATGTAGTCCTCCAGTTTGAAGGCGTTGTCGTACAGAAGCTCTTCGGTGACCTTGATGGCAACGTGGAGCTTGTGAGCGTCGAGAATGATCTGGTCGAAGGTAGCGTCACCGAAAGACAGAGCGCCGCCTTCCTCGATCCATGCCGCGGCGGGCTTGGTGGCTGCGATGTTGATCTTATGCTCACCGGAAGTGGTGATGCGGGTGCCGAGCTTTCTGATGACATTCTCCTCTGTGAGGGCGTCGATCAAACGGCTGTCATACTCCTCCGGGACGAGGTAGCCGCCCTGGGCGTCGATGCCTTCCTGCAGGACGTTGCTGACCTGGCGGAAGTTGGTGCGGAGCGCGTTGAGCATCGCGTTCTTGTAGTCGGCGGACGCGCGGAACGTGCCGGCGGGCTTGTCATCCGCGACACCGTTCATAGGCTTCGCGGTAATGGGCGTGCCGATGGGCTTCGCCATTTCGGCGTCCATAGCCTCCATGGCCTGCAGGCGCTCGATCTCGACGCTGAAGTTTCTGACCTTCTGTTCCATTTCGGCATAGGTCTTCGCGTCGGCGTCGGAAAGCAGACCGTCCTTGTCGGCGCGCTGCTCAACAAAGGACTTCGCCGCGTTCCACGCCTGGTTTCTCTTTTCGATCATTTCGAGAAGTTTGTTCATGATTTTTTACCTCCAGTTTTTCATGAGATTGAGC